TCTATCTCCGCCAGCAGCACGAGCGGCACGCACAGCAACCATATGAGATGACATCGGATCACTAAACACGGTCAAGGTCGCTGAAATTGCATCCTCAAAACCTGCGATCTCTTTCTTTGTTAAGTCACTGATTGCGGTAACGTCAATTTTATTAAGGTTCCCATCAGGCATTGAGAACTGTTGAATATTGTCAAAACTAACCCAGCTAGCAACCTTGTTAGCAGTCCCACCTGATGTGTAAGTAGAAAACCCAGTTGAGTCTAAACCCTCAGCAACAAATGAAACTGTCGTTGATACCGTTTTAACTCTAACCGCTTTTTTATTGATTTCATTCATGCCGGAAACATTATCAATAACAATAATGTCACCAACTGAAAAATCATGAGTTGCTGTTATAGATGCTTCAGCCGCTTTACTAATTGCCGTGATTGTCTTGTTGACTCCTAAAGTATTTTCCATTTCCACTTTAGTGCCTGTCAGCGTAAATGCCATTTTTTAACTCCTATTAAATAACTTTTTCTGGATCGTTAACATCAAGAAACCTAGCTATGTATTGCAGCGTTGCTATGCCGACTGGCTGGTCGCCTTCACCAAACAAATCAATCGTTGTCGAACTGAATTGCAACTCATCAGCACCTAACTGGTCATCTATCAAAGCGTTTTCAATCTTGACGCTATGCTCATCTAGCAAGTCATCAACATTGAACAATGCCTTTTCAAAAACTCTGATATTCAGCGCTATATCTCTTGTAGTAGTGCTAAGCGCTTGGTAATTAACCTGGTCGGTCTCTGTTGTGATAATCACGCAAGGAAGATCAGCCGCTTGAACTTGCTTCGTTCTGTTAATAAAAACAGGTCTTTGAACTGCCTTCTCTATTACTTCCTTAGCTCTTTCTCTGAGCTGCTTTCTTATGTGTGCCATTCAACAGCAAGCTCTATCACCGACATTCCAAAACCATCAGGCTTTACACCAACAACGCGAAACTTCTCGCCGCCTTCTGCATAAGCTTCCATACCATGTTCTATGCCTAAAACATGTTCAGATTTTGCTACGAAGGCCGGATTTGAACTTTCAGTAAACCCGACCTCGTCATAACCATTTGTATAAATTCCTTCTACTTCCTGACCATTTACAATCAATACCTTGTTTGATAAATGACCTATGACAGAATCATTTATCTTGGCAATTAAGGAAGCAAAAGCAGCAGCCATTAAGCAGCAACAGCCGTATAGCAACCGATCTTCATCAGCACGGTAGCGCTCGGATTAGATGCGGCAGAAACCGCAATACCGACGCATTGTTGAGAAGTCGTTGTTTTGTTTACAACCTTGTTGGTCGCATCCCAAAACAAGCGATCACCGACCGCTATTGCCAACGCGCTAGTTTTTGCAATTTCAACTACGCCCTCAGCTACAAAGGCACCGACTTCACCGTTCTTGACATCTTCAGCAGCTACGCCAAAAAGACTAGTACCAAACAAATAACCGACGCCAGCAGCAACATCAGCGCCAGGCGCAAGGCTTAAGGTATTTCCACTCATTACATAATTCTTCATGACAAATCCTTATCGCAACACAGTTGCATTAATAGTTAAAATTAAGCCCCGTTGTTTTTATATAAACCGCGGTAATCAATTGCTTTAGCAGCAAAATCAAGTCTTACTTTGATCTCCATGCCGTCAACTTCAAAGCCTTGTCTAGTTTCGATGTAAGCACCTTGCTGGCCTTCCAAGTAGCAGTATTCGATGGTGTCAATAACTGAAGGATCAGCAGCTAGATACCAAGCGGTTGCGCTGTTATCATCTAACCGTGCCTCAGCAACAACATCTAAAGAACCAGCAAATGGATTAACTACTGATGATTGACTAGCAACATAAGCCTGGCTTACAAACTGAGCAGCGATCGTTTCTTTAGCCGCCGGAACGATTAAGAAACGCGGTCTAATATTCATCACTGCGCTTTGTGGTGATTTTTGTTTACGCATCAAAGCACGAGCGACACCAAGCGAAGCAACAGAAATGTCTGTTCCTGTTCCGGTCAAGTTCCCATGTGTCGCATGGAATAACGCAACAGAATCAGAAAGAGCCGCATTAGTTGTAAGCACACCGTAAACAGTATCGCTTTCAAGATTTGCAGCAGCCATTGCCATAGCCGCAGGAATACGAGTTAACGCGCCTAAATCATCGTTAATCATTGATTGGCGCGTAAAGCCGACAATCTTTCCGTATGTTGCCAATTGGTAAGTTTCTTTACCGTCAGTAACAGCGCCGTGTTCAAATTCGCCGTTTTCTGTTACTTTCTTCAATGCAGGTGCATCTGATAATGCCGCGCGAGTGATTGTTCTAAAATCAGAAGCAGTTGTTTGTCTAGCCCATGCGGTAAAGGTGCGAGGCGCAGATTCGTAAGCTTGACGTAATGATTTGTTTGCAACATTGGCAAAAATAGAAGGCAGGTCAGAGGTGCCTTCAAATGCACGATTTGCAATTTGCATTCTGTCCATTCCGCGAACGTTTATACCTTTGCTCGCTAAGTGATCTCTGCCCAACTCAATAAGACTAAAACCAGCATACTGTTTTGCGCCGTCTGATAATTTACTACCAGGATTTGCGCGATGGTAAATTGATTCAGTAATACATTCGCGCTTAGTTTCTGTTTCATCACGCGCGGTGTACATATCCGCAAGAGTAGTATTAGGTATTTCTAAACCAGTACGTTTTTCTAATGCGTTAATAACAGCATCTTTTGATTCAGCAACAGAAGCGCCGCGTTCAATTAATTCATCAGCAAAATTTGCATCTAAACCAACTTTGCGCACCATATTCTTAATTTCTGCTGAACGTTTGCGCTCAACTTCTATTGCTTCTTTCTTGATGCTTTCTAAATCGATCTCAACAGATCGTGTTTCTTCCTTGACTACTTCAGTCACCGCTTCTTTGTTTTCCATTTCGACCTCATTAGTAATTGATCTTCCGATTCCGACTGTTGCGTCCATTGGGATATCGCACAATGTGATTTCCATCGGAATCCAGCTAGTAACCCGATATTCATCAGGTTGTTCTAAATTGCGTTTGGTTAGTGTTCTTTCTTGGATTTGATAGCCAACGCTGACATTTGAAATAATCCCATCTTTCACGTCTTGAAGGACTGACCGCATGCCATCACGACGCGACAGCTTCACCTCAACATAACCGCGACCGTTATCAATCCATGCGCGTTTTGTTATGCCAATTGAATTGTATGGAACGTCAGCAGTACGACCAGACCCGTGATTTAAAAGGACTGGTGCGCCAGCGTTTAAACGCGATAGATCAACTTCTTCGCCACGATGACCTAATACTTCAATCCAAGGATCATCACGAAAGAAAGACGAGCGAGCGCAAGGCTCTTCAGAAGAAAAAGGAAATTCTAGGACTAGGTTATCTGTAGAATCTTCGCCATTATCTCTTTGTGTAAGAGTAAGACCGACGCTACGATTGAATAATTGCTCTGTCATAAACACCTAACCAATAATGATTAAGTGTTTTATACAGAAACATGATTCTATTTATAAGGTAGGATTAATAATGATTTTTAGATATGCAAATTATTTTGATAGCTCGTTATTATTTCTCATTAATGAGTCCATTATATTAGGGTAGGGAACATTATATTTCTCAAACAACTTCATATCTTTTTCTACTTCTTGCAATACCAGCTCCAAATCACAACCTCTCTTTCTTGAAGACTCAGAAAAAGATTTTAAATATAAAGCCAACTCCATCTTCTCTCCTTCCACATCTTTAACAGGGTCAACCCAGTCCCATTTTGGAGTAGTCCATTCAACTTCTATATCTGTTTTAATGTTATGCGTTAAAGCCGCAACATTAAGCCATGTAGTCATTACACGCTCACAGAACATTGGAATAAATGTTAGCCACTGAAACTGCTCAATTTCACGTCTAAAGTCTAAAGTTCCAGCGCGAATAGATGAGTAGTTTACTTGTGACAAATCACCAGTCATCTGCTCGTAGGTTATGCCAATCCCAGCCGCAATCGCATGCAATCTGTTATTTACATATTCAGCGTAACCAGTAGAGGCAGGCGGATTATTAAATGTAACTGACTCGCCATTACTTAAGTATTCAACCATGCCAGGTGCTAATTCTTCAATCCGCCTGTTATCTTCTGTTGAAGTTATGCCAATCGATGCGCCTTCGTCATCTGACTGAACAAATGCAGCAATACATGCTTCAGCAGCTTTTCTGACTAGTGTTGCCTCCTCGTATTCATCCAAATCATTCTGCATCATCATGACGGATGAAAATATAGGAACGCCTCTAGCCTGTCCAGGCCTTAGTTTTTCATAGATATGAATAATATCTTTAGCGTCTATCCTCGAGGATTGTATTCCATTCATAATAGGAGAAACCTCTCCAGGATGTTGTTTAAATAACCAATAAGCTACGCGCTTACCAATGGCGTCGTATTCAATACCATTTTGGATATAACCGCCATTTCTTAGATTTTCCGTTTTATTGGAATCAATATAATCCGGTTCTAATACCTGAATCTGTAATGGAACAAGTAGACCATCTTCTGCTTTTCTATATCTAAATCTAACTAGGCATTCGCCAGACTCAAAAACAGTCCTTACAATTAATCTTTGCAATCCATAAAAATCAAGCTGACCATCAGCATCAAATTCTTTTACTGACTGTTTCCATAAACCGAGAATCTTCTTGTTTTTTATGCTTGGATTAATGCCGACACCTACTGCATTTGATACCAGCACACGCATTGCTTTTGATGCGTACGGATTATTTCTAACTAAATCGCGTGATCTATCTCTCAGTTTTGTCAAGCTCACGCTGATCTCAGCGTTTGCGGAGGTGCTTGGCGTAATCCACCCACCTGAACGTCGGCCTGTTTTTGCGCCATCGTAACCACGCTGCATAATAGAAATAGCACGTCTAGCTCTTAATCTTGATAACTTAGACGTTGGATTAAAATAACCAATAACGTCATCTAAAATAGTCATTAATCCATCCTCCTAGAGATATAAGAGTAACGAGTGCGCTTAGGTATCGCGCCGGATTTCTGAAGGTCAGCTTTGATTAAATTACGCGCAGCCACAAGATCGGCCATCGATCGATAAACAACTTCACGTCCATCATAAGCAACTTTCAGCTCTCCACTAGCAATCGCTTTCTCGATTGCATCTAGTTGCGTGGTAGTGAACCCCATTTCTTTCTCCTATAAACTCTTAACAATCTATAAACATTTGATAAGGCAAAACCAGATAACTCAGCCGCTTTCTTAGCGCTTCCGGTCTTTAAAAATGTTTCTATCGCAATCTGCCTATCTTTTTCGGTGTGCTTTGCAAGCCATACGTCACTGCCGCCATATTCGCGGCGGATCGTTTTCTCTATTGCGCGAACGCGTAGCTCATCAATTCCTTCGTTTTTAATCAGATCACATAACCTGTTCAGAAAATCCATTATCTACGTCTCCCAAATCGACTAGAAAACCGTTGTTGAAATCCTCCGAATCTTCCTTCGCGTCTTGGTCCAGTTTGCTTTTGCAACTGAGTTGCATTTGTAGATAAATTTTTTTGAGATTGCGGATTGTTAACACGAAACAAGTATTTATTCCAGTCGTTTTCTGTAAAACGATCGGCTCTTATTCTTTGATGATGTAACGCTGCAAATGAATAAACAAGCGTATCTAGCGGTTCATTCCTAACACCAGGCTTATTAATATATCTTTTTTTTCTATTGTCATATGTCTCAGACAGAACGCCCGCAAAATAATAATCATCTAGATCAGAAGAGAAGTGGAGCATACGATCTTCTATATCTTTTTCACCGTCATTCTTTAGCCGAGAAAAAAGCACATGTTTAATTTCAATTGTTCCGACCGCGTGCAACATAATGCCTTTTTTATCTAGCGTACCTTTCCAGTTAACATCTTGCATAGTTCCTTTTCCTAAAGGACGAGCGTTAATCTTAACCGCGCCATAGCCAGCAATAGGATTGCTTATACGTCTTGACCGAACATAATTTTTTACCGCTTCGCCACGATGGCCGCCAGTATCAATTAGTGTTGCAGATATAGGTATTTCATGACCTAACACATGCTGCACCTTAGTATTAAGTAATATAGTTAACTGGTCCCAGACATCATCTTCAGCAGGATCACCCATTAATTCAACATAATCCAATACCCATGCCTTAAGATGCAAACCATACCCAACGATCTGGACAGCAAGCCTGTTGTCCTGAGTATCGACACCAGCAGTTATAATCAATACGCCTTCAGGTGCAATTCTTAATCGATAATCTTCAGCGCGATCTCTTAGTATTTCGAACTTAGTAATATCTGTGGTTCGCTTCCAGCTCCTAGCAAGCCGTGTGTTGTAAAACACGATCATCTGTTGCTCTATGCCACGATCTAGATCAGCTAGCGCTTCTTGGTGTTGGCTGTATAAATCTGTCCAGCTATACCATCCGTAAGGTTGGAACATCGCAGAAAGTAAGAAACTCTCCGTCTTTGATTCAATCTTTGCGTCTGACCATAAACCATTCTTGAACATCTCTTTTTTGTCTGCATCACGATGAATGCCTCCACATTGTGCGCAAGGATATAATGCTTGCCCGCTCTCGCCGAGTATAAGGTTTTCAAAGACCAACTCTTGAGCATGGCCGCAATGAATACATTCAGCCAACGCAACGCGCTGCGTGCCTTCTAGATATAGCGCCTCTATTCTGCTTTCATCTTTTATTGTAGGACTTGAGTAATAATAAGACTTGGCTGTATTAGAGAATGTAGTCTGTCTAGCTTCTGCAAGCTTTACCGGATCACCTTCACCATCCACGGATTCATCAGCGCGGTCTATTTCATCGAATGACACATAACGCGCCGGAATTTCTGCGAGGTTTGCAGCACTGCCAGCCGTTGCAATGTACAGAGAACCACCTTGAAATACTTTTATGTCTTGTGAGTTGGTAGCAAGCCTACTGCCAGGTGGAGATACTCTAGGCCTAACCACGTCGACAGCATCAATCACGCGGTCTATACGCTGAACAATACGTTTGTGCAATTTCCCGGTAGGCATTAACCAAACGAAATTAGATGGATGTTGATGAACGATGTAACAGAACCAGTTAAGTGCTACTTGCGTTTTAAGCATTTGCGATGCGGCCATCAACACAACACGTCTGCTTGGATGGCGATCTGATAAACACCTCATAATTTCTCTAGCGTGAGGTGTGCGATCTAATCGATATTTTCCATACTCAGCAGCGCCGGTTGATCTAGGAATAACCATGTACCGTTCGCTCCATTCGTCAAGCGGTAACGATGGATCGGGAGCCAATCCTTCTATTAATGCGGTGTAGAATGTAGACTTTCCGTCTAAATCATGAATGGTTGGTTGACGCGCTATTCGCGTTACTGCCCGCATGACTCAATGAATTCCTTCAATGCGCGGTCAATTTCATCGCGCAAATACATTTCAATCTTTGCTGGATCATCTATGTTTACCAAGTTAGGCGATGATTGCTTACAAATAGAATGTAATGTATCGCGTAGTTTGCGACCAGATTCAAATGCCGCGTTGTGTACATCAGAGCGCAATACCAAATTACGACGCGCCAGATCAAGCTCAAGCTGTTCTTTATCAGCGCGAACCTTGTCAAGCCTGGCTCTTTCGTACTGTCCGTCAATATCTAGTTTAAATTCAAGCGCTTCCATATGTACAGAATTTGGATTTCTAGCTTAAAATTGAGGCCTTCATCACC